AAATAATTTAAGGTTATAATTATTTAAAATGGCTACAATTTATCTATTGCCATTTTTATCCAAAGCTAAACATCCCTTCGTCTTTGTAATCATCAAGCATGTCCAACATTTCCCCCCAAGAGGATCCTTCCATCTTCATTTCTAGGTCTATTGCTTCAAAACATTTGCGCTTAAAATGCATGAACATTTGCCCCCAATGATTCATTTCGTCCTTTGGCATTACTCCGTTGAGAAACTCCTTAGCCTTGACCCAGTTTATCTTCTCTCCAATTGGATCTTGTATAAATATTTTAGGAATTTTGAACATATGGAACATTCTATCTTTATGATTATTGAAGAATGACATATGGATACATTTTAGCATTACTGTGGACCATTCGTTAGTATTCAGCCTATTTACTAACCCTACAAGAAATGAAATGATTCCAATATTCTTCGGCGAAAAGAAGCCCAAATTCTGCCCGGTAAAATCAAACTCATTTTCCATCTCCTCTAGACCCATTCTTAAAGCATGTTGTAGGGCCTGCTTATATGTGTAACCTTGTTTAGATTTTGTCGAATACGATACATGAAAGAAAGGTATAGCGTTTACTGGTGCTGTGTCTGTATCTTCTAATATTTCGTCGGATAGAAATTCAAATTCGTCTACTTCTGTTTCCACCCCATTACATCTAAAGATTTGAGATATTGTGATTAAAGGAGTTTGGGATAGAGATGGGTAATTGACACTAAGTAAGGATGGTGTTCCCATCAGTCTATTGACGTCTATGTTTCCGACTACAAACTCTACTCCAGCAAAATGAGTCATTTTAGAAAAATGGCATCTTCTAGTGGTGGCAAATTCATTCTTCAGCAGCTGTAGCCTTGACAGTTCGCATTCTTGATTCAAATACTTAAGCGCTGTTATTCTTATCTTTTCTGGGGACGGGATCCGGCTGACAATTGCTGGGCATACAGGATGGAGGAGATTGATTCGGCTAGCTAACAGGGTTGCTGGCTGTTTATTACGGTTTTCAATAATTTCACACAGTAACATTTGATAGTTAAATGTGAATTTGCTCTTTTTCTGCCAACAAATATAGTACATCCCAGGTTCTAGATAAGTGTATTCCTTCATTTTCTCAAATTGTAGGTTATGCCTAGCATTTAGGAGTCTTCTCGCATGACTCTCCACTGAAGTGTTGTCACCCTCAATAAGTTGCATTTCTGCTATCTTTAGTTGATCATCTTCTCCTAATATCCGTATTGACCTATTTGCCCCTTTTATTGTTAAATCTATAGTACCTGTGCTCATATCTCTATTGACTTGCCAATTATTCCAGCTAACCTTTTCATATGTTTTATTAGCATCAAATCTATCTAGGTCAGACTGCTTTAGCTCCTTCATATAATATAGCAATGGTATAAAATGCTGTCTTTTGTTAGCATCTCTCTTCAACTGATTGTAAAGATCTATGACAGGTATATTTTTATATCTGTAATTCTTTATTATTTTGTCAGCAAAGTAAAGTCTTGAAGATGGTTCTATAAAAGTATCTGCAAAATGACTAACCAGCCTGAAGCATTCGTCCATATTTATTTGCTCACTTGCTGGCGACTGATTCACTATTGCCTTAGCAGTACCTGATATTATCTGTTTTAAATAATGAACAGAGTACCAGCCTTTATCCTTTATTAAATTTCCATGGATCGTCGCACAGAAGTCGAATGCTGTATATGCTTTGCAGGGTAGAATAAAAACCTTAACTCTATGCTCGGTAGATTTTATATAATCATAACATGTTTGAAGGAATTTTGTTCTCTCTCTGATTTCAAAAAGCATATCTCGTGCGCCATTCTCTATCTGGTGGGCTTGGATTCTTGCTTCAACTTTTCTTAATATTCCTGTTTGATTGATAAATTCTTCTAGATGATAAAGGTCTCGCCGCATATCCTCTTCCACTGCACCACCTATAGACATATCTCCGTGTAAATATGCTCTTAAAACAAGTGCAGGTGAATATTTTATCAGCCTCATATTTCTAAATTCTGGCATTGTTACAGCCGACATACTAGTCCTGTCCATCAGTGATTGAATCTGGGACAATAATATAGCATTACAAGCAGTAGTATTTAAAGGATCATTTAAGATGCAGAAGGAATAAACGAGTTTAATGTCATCTAATGTCAGTATCATTCTATTGAGATCATTTCTTAGTATTTCCAACGCCTCTGGAATTGTTTTCTTCCCCATAATGCCTTCATCTTCTTGATTATTCGGGATATCTACTAAGCCTACATATTTTTCTCGGATTCCTGAATAATCAATTATAGGCTTATTTGAGAATAATATTTGTTCGACAAACAATTGTGTCGGGCTTTGAATAGATAAGGATTCTTTGAATTTTTTTGAGTTGTATCTAAACAGTATAGTATTTCTAAAGTCTTCTGAGCTTTCCCCTTTCGTCACTAGTAATTCTTGGTTTTCTAACATATTTTCTAATAGTTCATCAAGCAAGTTTGCATTGGAAACCACATTTTGATAATCATTGTATGAAACTAACTTAGTAAGTGATGATAGTGTTGTAAATTTTCTAGGTGTTATTATAGACCTACTCTTCATTTCGCTAGTCTCTCCCATCGTATTGTCATCAGTTATATCAGTATCTAAGACTATATATCTCAATATTTTCAACTTCAAAACTTCCATATTTGTTAATTTTGTGAGGTCCCAATTTTGAATATTATTACACTGGCTCTGGACTCCTTCTTTTATTAATTGTGGTGGGGACATCTTCCTTAACAAGTTGGTTAAAAATGAGATGTTGCCAGATTCCAAGCCTACTAATGCAATTGTAGAAAGGTCTGCTTTCAATAAGCCACACAACTCTATAGGAAGATCTGACCTAGCACAATCAAAGACTTTGGTAGGATCATTTGTCTGTCCAGGCAGCATATTGTAAGTGCTAAATGTTATCCAATGATTTAAGGCTATACTCACCCAAGCTAAACTAGGGGGGCATCCATGCTTTATGGCCGTTTGTGTGGCAGATAATCTACTTGCCATATCTTCGTAGGGTCCTATATACGCACAATCACCAACTGCAGGTAACAAAAATCGCCCATAGACTGAGAACGGTTCCCCATAAATATTAAAAAGACTAACAAATTCTTTGATATTATTTGTTATATAGGTTTTCTTCATGTTTGCCTGATTGCCAAATGTTAAACAACATGCTTCGAATAAGCTACATATATAATTTAGAATACAATCGTTATGCAATTTATCTTGTATCATTATTACCGAGGTTTGGTTGTCATCAGAATGAACCATACTATTCACATTACAGTTACCTTCTAAAAGATCTGAGCACTCCTTTACTATATCTCTGAACACCATCATAGAACAGCTATGTATATAACTCGAAGTGTAATTTAAATTGCCCTGAAGCCAATTCCTCCTTATATTTACAGTGTTAGTATGGAAATTGTTTGTCATTTGCCTGATAATATCGTTTTCCCTTTCAGCCTTCTGATCGAGTAGAGAGCACATGAGTTCATCAGGAAGTATTAGCTCTTTATTCATATAATTGCAAAAGAAGTATAGAATTCTTTGCTTTTCATTTGGATAAAGTATAGGGTCTAATGCAATAAGCCAGAAATACTTAAAGAATACATCTTGTGCGCTCCATTTTGACATATCCGCATTGATCTCTATCTTTATGCCTTTAGGTTCTGATGTTAATTCCCCTAAGAATTTGTCTTCCTTTGAGAGTTCCCTTCTAGTCATTTCTATCAGATATCTAAGCTCTGATTCAGAGTTAATTTCTAATTTCTTCAGTTTACCATCTCCAGGTTCTGAGATCATCTCTTCTGGATTTAGTTTACATCTCTCTTTTGATATCCTCTCAACGCAATAGAGGCATAATTTTGCTTCAAGTTCGCCAACAAAGATCTCTCGATCCTTTGCTGTTTTTTGGCCCTTATTGAAGAAGCAGAATTTAAAGTCCTTATGATTTTTCATAACTTCCATGATAATTTGCACTGCAGGCCTATCATCATATTCTCCTATTTTAAACATTTCATACAGTCTATCAAAGACTTTTGTTGATATGTAATCTGTATAATTCGGTATAGACTTCAGTAAATCTAAGTAAGTACTATGCGATATTTCTAAGTCTCTTTCATCATCAGCTACAAATTCTGTGTTTGCAATCCTTGTCCTTTTGGCTTCTTTATTTTGAATCTTTTTCATCCTTTTAACAATATCTGATTTATGTTCAGAGAAGTCACCAATCTTAATGCAAGATTTGGAACTAGTAAAAGTGGAAATGCTGGCTAATGATCTTTTAAAATTGTTCCTATTTTCCACCCTACTGCGTAAGTGATTGTGTTTGGAAGTGTCATTTTTTAGCATTTTAGAAATTGCATAAATTAATATGTCTAAGTTCACTGACTGCTTTTTAAATTCTGACCCCCACGGGTTTGGTAATTGTTCTCGTTGCTCTAGCTCTATCTCTAAGACAGTTTTTGCAAGATCTATTATAACATGATGTTTATTATGCAACCCTTTTGCATTAAAATAGAAAGGTAAGTATATCTGATTGATATATTCCTTTAAGTTCACGTGTCCAGGAAACCATATAGATTCTAGATCTCTAGCATCTGAGACCCCTTTTTGGGTGATTTCGTATTCATTCAGGAAAACATCTTTAACAGATATCTTGGTTCTCTGGTTGTTAGCAGACATGCAACCCTTCCTTATTAATTCAGTCATATATACCGAAAATAGTGTTTTTGTATACGGAGAGAATTTCTCTGCTATGTATTCTCGAACATGACTAGAAACTGCTAATGAGTTCATTATCATATATCGGGAAGGTTCTGTTAAAGATAACATACTTTTTGTTATAGACAAGGATGTGAAAAATGCAAATGCCATTATCTCATTTAAGTCGATATCTGTTTGACCTTTAAATAACAATGTGGTCAGTAGAAAAATTCCTGGAGATGTTACCAGTCTCTGACATCTTTCTTTATCAAGCCTAATAGCTTTGGATATTGATACAAATCCTTTGTCAATCTTGTATGTTCTGAATAATGAGCCACATTTTAGAACATCTTTTGCTTCGTCATGAAATGCTATTGTGGAGAATACTATCGTAGATTTCCTAGACTGTATACTCGCTGATGGATAAACTATTCCAAAAAATTGATTATTTGCTGAGCATACAACTCTGAAAGTATTATGGCGGTTGTACTGGGAAACTGACAGTATATTTTTTATTATAACAGAGAAATCATTAATTGCTTGCCAGAATCTGGTTTTGGCCACACTTTCAATAGTTTCCCATGTGTCCTTATTTGCATTTGTTATCTTCTCTTCAAATTCATCCATGATATTCCCGACCTTACTTAAACCTGATTGTTTACTGAGTAGGGATTTTGTGTCTTGGAACATTAAATTTGCATGCCGCTGTATTTCAATATTAGAAAAGTCAAGGATTGTTGGCTTATTCAAATCTAAATCATCTAACATTCTGTCTTTAAATTGTTTGTGGTTTCCTATACCGCAAAATTCTTTCAGAAATTTCAATCTTATGTCTTTTTGTATCACATTCGTATCCATTTTGAATTGCTGTTCCCATAATATTGTGCAGTCATCAATAACAAGGGGCTCTATCTTCTGGGTCTTCTTCTTTGGTGTAGATCTTGCATCTTGTTTAAGTTTATTACAAAATCTCTCATATCCTCGCACATCTGAGCTAAAATCCATTAATTTGCCAAGGGATTTAAATGCTAAACTCATGTTATCTCTCTCCTTAATCTGCTGAAGCCCTTTAGATAATCTCAATATTTTTGCGGTATTTTCATTTGTTATTTCAGGATTATGAGGAGACCATATAAAATGAATACTAGGCTTTTGCTTGTGGACATCGCATGTCATTTCTCTAGATTCCCTCACTCTAGATATCATTTCATTCCAGCCTTTTTGTATTTCTGACCTACTCGGCTTGTTGTAATTCTCATCTGCTATAAACACTCTTTTTGCCATGTCTTTAATGAATGTTTTATAGTTGTCACCATACTCCCTCATCATTGTATGTAGTAAATCATTCCATTTGTCAGATTGAAATGCATTATTATTTAGAGCTCTTTGGAAATTTGCCCTCTCTCTCTCTGGCATTGAATTCAGAAATTCCCTAAAAACAGGATGCTCAAAAAGTTCTGGGGTCTCTTCATTTGTCCAAGGGATAGTTGGAGTGAATTCTCCATGAGCAACTAATTCCATAAAATCTTCATTATCTCTAAATCTCTCAAACAATTCTTCCTTCAGCTGGAAGTACCAGTTGAAATCTAAGTTCAGTATGATATTGGGGAAAAGTTGAAGGAAGTTGTCTGAAGATATATGTAGCTGCATATTACTTGGGTCCATTCTTATGATGACAACTTCCATCTCAACCCCAATAAATTCAAATATATCTCCTAAAAGCTCAGTATATCTGCGATAAGTGTGGATACTAGACTCATCGCTCACCGAAACCTTAAAGTCTATAATATACATCTTTTCTCCGTCAATATAATAGTTGTCAGGCGTTAAATCTGGTATACGTCTAGTCATCGGATCAAAATCAGGTCTAATGGCTTGAACAATCTCTAGAGCAGGAACATCATTTCTATAAGGGATGTTAGTACTTTCGCAAAACTCTTGAGCAAAATAATTATGCCTAGCTACTGTGATTTCTGTTAATATGTCCCTCCCCAATTCTGGTTGGGTGCATGCTCTAATCCTAGCACGGTATTGCCGGACAAGCTCTCTTATAAGATGAGCCATCGTTGTTGAGGAGTTCTGTTTTTTTATATTTTAAATTTTATGTC